GTTGTGAAGATGACGGTATTAGAATGGTTAAAGGCTTCGACGACGTATACTCGTTTCGACGACAACAATCTCATAAAGATTGCGCTTGACAGAGGCGTAGACCCAGAGGATGACGCATACGACGACACAAAAGTGACTAAGCGTCTGAAAGAACTCATGACTGCAGACATCATATTTGCTGCCGTTCTGCTCAGCCCCTCTAATACCTCATCCTTGCAACAGTCTCACAACGGTTATCAGAAGACAATCGGAAGTGAGCAGGACTTTTACCAAGACGACAAGATTAAGTACGCTATAGGCATATACAGCATTTATGGTGACGAGAGAGCCGACGTTCTTGAGAATATGCAGAAGAAGATACGCTTCATCCCCATTGAGGACGTTGTAAGCTTATGACGAGAGAAGAGATTGTTGAATACCCGTACGAGGGCGTCATCACGCGAATCGTCGAGGGGCATGGTGACAATGATGACGAAGAGCTGACTGTCTACGAGGGCGTCATGGACGAGCACATGGTCAGTGACGACGAGGGCAGAATACTGCAGACTGCGTCTTACATCATTTCCATTCCTCTCACAAAAGACGACAACGACGAGTACATCGTTCCTCGAAAGGGAGACAGCGTTTCTTTGATGCGTTATGGCGAGGAGCTGAACTTTACGGTTGACAACGCAGAGCCTTCTCAGCTGATGGGAATAAGTGTATACTGTACGCGCAAGGATTGGAGCTGAGTATGATAAAGTCTAAGGTTATAGGAATGGGTGCTTACACAAAGCAGTTGCAGAAAGAGCTTACTGGCTATTGGGTCGGAGTTCAGACTGCAAATCTCATTGACTATGCCAAGACTGAAATCAAAAAGCTCGGAGACAAAATCTCATCGTACAACGGTGCTCACGGTATGGACAGGACTGGAAACCTTCTCAACTCACTCTGTTGGGGTGTAACTTACGACGGCAAGATGATAGACAAAGGATTCTACAGAGAAGCCGTAACGCACACGTACACAAACAGGTGGGGGCAGGAACGAGGCTTTGGAGCTCAGGGCGGAACAAGCTCATATCTTCACGAGTACTTCCCAAACGACATGGAAGAAGTCAACGGGAGGCAGCTTGCAGAAGAATATCTGAGCGAAGCTAAAGGGAAAGCGAACAAGTGGACAGTGTTCTTTGCAGTGCTTGCTCCGTATTGGGGCTATTGGGAAGGCGGATTTACTCATATAAAGAGTGGCCGCAGAATGCAATGGCAGGCAATGACGTATATCTTTGATGACGTCAGAATGGATTTGAAGCCTGCGAAGACCCATCTTACTGTGTACAGGCCAAAGTACTCATACAGAAACCGCAAGTACAAGAACAAGACAGGTGTAAAGAAGATTGGTTTAATACGATAGATTATGGTTGACGAGTCAAGAATCGCGATATACGACTACCTGAAGCCGCTGTTCAGCGGAGTGACGCAGAACATCTACTCGATGCGCGTCCCTACTGACAACACGACTGACGATACAAGCAATGGCTTCATTGTCATAGAAGTCGGCAGCATCAGGGACGAGTCGGAGTTCGACCTCCAAGCATTCGGATGGGTACGCTGCTACGTTACGGCGTACGTCCCTCAGAAGAGCAGGGGAAGACTCGACAGAGACAAGTACAAAGCATTCGAAGACGGTATCAACGCAGCCATACGCTCAGAGATTGACAATCCTACATCTGACTCATACGCAATACAAGCCGACAGCATCCTCTCGATGGACGACGACGAGGACACGAACAAGGGCAACCAGTACAACGTGTTTGTAAAGTCGTTCATAGTCACCATAGACGTTGAAGAAGACGTCAGCAGCGAAAGCTCTGACGATTCCGAAAATACAGACAACAACAACAGTAATAATAACTAATTAAAGAAAGGGTAAAATTATGGCAAAGAAAACAACTTTGAAGCCGATTTCTCTGAAGTACGGTACTGTAGGCGGCGAAGCCACAACTGAACTTATGGGCGTGTTAAAGGGTCTTGCAATCGCTCAGGACGAGCCCGACTCTACTGAGATTGAGGCCGAGTTCTATGACTCTCCGTTTGACATCATCTATCAGGGCAAGCCTGTGACGATGACCTTCGAACTGGCCAACTATGGCCTATCCGAGCTCGAGCCCCTGTTCGGTGGCGACTCGGTTGCTGGTGTTGCAGGCACTTCTCCAGAGTACTACGAGGGTGCTACCGCAGCAACGACCACAGAGCACTCTTGGGAGCTTGCATTCGGTCGCGGCTTTGGCAAGCTCTACATCTACAAGGGTCTGACTATTGGAACCCTGAAGAAGGACGCAGACGGTGCTCTGAACTTCTCAGTTACCATCACTACTCTGGTTTACACCTCTGGTGCTGGCACTACGCAGTCTCCGTACGTAGACCACCTTTACAAGATTATTGGCGACACACCGACTACATAATCTTGTAGAAAGAGACAATTCTCTGTTTTCGTAAGCGTGGGGGTGCGTTGAGAGGGTTCATCCCGATAGCGCATCCCCATATTATCGAATACAGAGCAAGCATTAAAAAGAAACGCAAACGAAACACAGAAGAATGAAGAAGAAGAAGTTCGACAACAAGAAGAAGACTGAAGAGAAGAAAGAGGACGAGGAAGAGTTCTCGTTGCCAGAGTTCTCTGTTGAAGTCAAGCGAAACATCGTAGACATCATCAACGATTCTCCGTCGCTCGTGAAGCTTGGAGACAAAGAGTACAGGGTAAAGGATATGCGATACTATTCAGTGTTCCGAATCTGCAGACTCGTGACAGATATGAGAAAAGCAGACGAGACGCTTGACGACGACAACAAAGTAATCACAGCGCTATGCACTGACTTGGACGCCATGTGCGAGATAATGGCAGTCATTCTCTGCAACCATCGCTTCACGCCAGACAGAGAGAATGCTGACGAGAAGAACGACAGGATGATAAGACAGATGAAGACGAAAGTCATGAACTCGACGTTCAACGCAAACCAGTGGGCAGCGATAATCTTAGGAGCGATACAGTCCATCGACTTGAGTGCTTTTTTTTTACTCAAAAAATCGGTGAGTACGCTTACGGATTCACTGCTGATGCGCAAGAGGAAGTCAATGGAGACAGCCTCACAGTTTATGGAAGCACTGTCATTGCGGACGCAGCAGACTTCATCAAAGCCTTCCCACAGTACCGATTAGACGACTACCTATACCGTCTGTCGTGCGCACAGATTCAGTTCATGGCTGTTGACAACACGCACACGAAGTACTTGAAGGGCGCTGACAAGGCTGCTTGGAACAACTACAAGGAGGCGTTGGACGCGCAGAACAAGTTGGAGGACTTCTACACGAGTCTCGGAGCTAAGAACCTCAAGGCTGGAGAAGAGTTCGAGATTCCAGTGCATCGTAACAAATAGTATTAACTCTATAAAAGAAATAGCGATATGGCAAACAACCCGACGATAGTAGCTGCGTCTTTGAGCGACCAAGACTTAAAGAACTCGATAGACAAGCTCGTCCAACACGTAGACGAAGCGACAAAGAAGATGGCAAGTTCTATGGACTCTGCTGTCGAGCAGATGAAAAGGAAGCTTGGCGAACTTGGAAACGTCAAGATTGACTTTGGCAGCTCATCGTCAGGTGGAGGAACAAAGAAAGTTGAAAATGACCAGAAGTCGCTCGAAGAACAAGTAAAAAGAACAACACAGACCGCAAAAGAGCAGTCAATGACATTTGACCAACTTGCAGAAGGATTGAAGTCTGCATTGGGCGTTGTCAGAGACTTCAATACAAAGAGGGAAAATATGCTCCCTTCAAGACAAGACTATCTTGAGTACGAGCGAGCTCTTACAAGAATTGTCGAATATAACGAAAGGCTGAAGTCTTCAGCGTTATCTTTGGCTGCAGCAAACGAACGTGGATTTTCATTCAACGGTAAAGCTTTTACAAAGGATTTTGACGAAGTTGACGCAAGATTGAAGAGGCTAAACGATTTCTACAAAAACTGGGAAAAAGAGTCTAACCGCACATTTAAGAAGGACTTTGTTGCAGCGATGAGCCTCCCGACAAGCAATATAGACGAGATTACGCAAAAGCTGATTCGCCTGAAAATGATTGTCGAAGTGATGAACAAAAATGGATTGCTTGACGAAAAGCAAGTTGCTGCAGCAAACAGCGAAATTTCGTCACTGCTTTCAAAGCTTGAGAATCAGGTACAGCTTCAACGCTCAATAAATTCAGACGAGAGAAACGGAATTGCTGATATTCAGAAAAAAGAAGAAGCAGAGAGACAGTACAGCGATGAGGTTAAAAATGCCGCGCAAATGCTCAGAGAAAGATTCGCTTTGATGAAGGAGTTTACTATATTCTCAAAAAGCGGTCTTACTGTATACGACCCTTTAAAACAGGAAGCAAATTCAATAGAGTCTCAGCTGTTCGCATACAAAGAAAGGCACAAGGAGGCAAATCTTACGCTTGAAGTCGAGAAAGCCATTTTGCAGACAGAGGAAAGAATAACTTCTCAAAAGAATGCTCAAGCTTCGCAATCAAACAATGGCGCGAAAAAGACGTTTGCTGAATATGACGATTTGAGAACGGCAATCGCTGCGGTTCTTGGACTTGAGAAAGAAGAGGTGTCTATTGCTGACAAGCAGAACGCCTCTTTCAATGCGCTTTCCATGACGTTAAAGCACCTCCAGCAGGCATATCTCACCCTTAGCGCAAGCCAAAGGGACAGTGCAAATGCAGACGCCCTGATAGAGAAAATACATGAGACGCAGCGCGCTATGAAGGATATTCAGAATCAGATGTCACGTCCTATTTCGCTTGACAGCGCAATGGCTCTCCCTGAAAAGACGATTGATGAGATGTCTTACAAAATAAAGATGCTCCGCTCTTACGCACAAGAAGTGAATACTGAAACAAAAGTAGGCGAGAGCACGCTGTTATCAATATCTGACAAAATCGAAGCCCTAAACAACAAGGTAAAGAAAGTTCAAAAGTCTACGAGGCAGGTTTCAGAAGAAGCGAACAACGTCAAGTTTGACAAGCTTTCAAAAATGCCGACTGACAGTATAAAGCAAATAGGTCAGAAAATAAAAGAAGTAAAGGGTTTTATTGCAGAACTCAGCAAATCTCCTGTTATTGACGAAAAGAACCTGATGCGTGCAGAGAATTTGCTCAACAGGCTTATTAAGCAAGCGGCCAAGCTAAATTCAGAACAAGGTACTGAAAAGAATGTCAACAAAGCACTTAGAGAGCGTGTCAATACACTTGACGATATTGCTCGTAAAATGCAAAGACTCCAAGCTATACGTCAGAATCTAAACATAAACACGCAAGGCGCTCAGATTGAATTGATAAACAATAAACTTCGAGAGCTTAGAAAACAACAAGACGAAATACTGCAAAGGAATCAGCAGATAATCGCCTCAAACAATGCTCTTGGCCGTTCTTGGAACTACATGAAGAACCGTCTTGCGTTCTACTTTACAGTAGGCGCATCGACCCAGTTCATTAAGAACCTTATAGAAGTCCGCTCACAATACGAGATGAACGAGCGTGCGCTTGGCATTCTCATCAACTCTGCGGAGAGGGGAACTCAGATATTCAACGAGTTGTCTCAGATGGCTCTCGTTTCTCCATACACCTTGATAGAACTGTCAAACGCAGCAAAGCAACTGACTGCATACGACATTGCGGCAAACGAAGTGGTAGACACGACACGCCGTCTTGCAGACATGGCTTCTGCTGTTGGTGTCCCGATGGAACGTCTGACATACGCACTCGGTCAGATTAAGGCTTACGGCTATCTAAACAGCCGCGATGCACGTATGTTTGCCAACGCTGGTATTCCTCTCGTCCGAGAGCTGTCAAAGTACTACACTGAGCTTGAAGGGAAGATGGTAAGCGTCGGTGATGTATATGACAGAATGAAGAAGAAAGCCATCGACTACAACGACGTCATGTCTGTTGTAACAAAGATGACCGACGAAGGCGGTAAGTTCTTTGACTTCCAAGCAAAGATGGCTGATACCCTGAAAGTACGCCTTGCCAACCTGACACTTGCGTGGAACAATATGCTTAACGACATTGGAAAGTCTGAGCAGGGTGTTCTTACAACAGGTATAAACCTTCTTAAAGACTTTTTCCTTAGATGGAAAGACATTAACAGAGCTGTCGAAGACCTTGTAATCGTCTTCGGCGTCTTGAAGGCAGCTCAACTTGCGTACTACGGAATGGTTCTCGGGACAAATAAAGCGATTGCGATTGAAACCGTTCTTGGGACAAAGCTTTCAAACGTGTTACGCAACCTTGGAACAACCATGAGCACAGTCTTGACGTCTGGCGCCACATGGTGGGGGCTTCTTGCTGTTGCCGCTGGGGCTGCTATTGTCGAAGTTGTTCGAGGGAACGAGGCGATGAAAGAGTTCAACAAGACTTTGCGAGAAAACGCCAAAAACACCTATAATGACTTGGAGAGATTCAAGGAACAGTATAAAGAGCTTCGAGAAAGCCTTTATCAGACGATAACAGACAACAACGGAAAGACCATTGTAACGCCTCAGGACATTAACGTTGACGACGCAAAGAAAGCTTGGGAATCAGTAAGAGAGCAGATAGAGCTTTCTTCTCATGCAAGCGACAAATATATAGGAGGTCTTTTACAGATAAAAAATGTCAGTGAAAGGCTAAGGCAAAGTTTTGCTGTTATTGACGACATACAATCCGTGTCAGCAGCGATAAAGGAGCTTGGAGATGGTGCAATAAAATTAGAAAGAGACTGGTCTGCTTGGTGGAACTTATGGACTCTTCCTGACGGTACGATAGGTAATCTCAAAGACACCCACATGTGGCTTGGAAAGATTGAAGAGAAATATGGTTCAATCGAAAAAGCGAGGAGAGCAGCTTCTGGAGAAGACAAAGCACCTCTCGGCATAGACAAAAGATACCAAGACGACGCTGAACGATGGCTTGAAAATTATGAAAACGAGCTTAAAAAGTTTAGAGAAGACCTTGAGTCAACAAAAGAGTCTGTTCTAAACTTCATAAACGCGCAAGGGTGGAGTGGAAACGTAAACAAAGTCAACGAGACCTTCAAGCAGATTACAGACAATCTGATACAACAGAATCAGCTTGACCCAGAAAAAGCGTATACACTTCAAATTGAAATGGAAGAAGCACGTTCAAAGGCAGCAAAAGAAGCTCAATATATAAGACTGCAAGACCTTAGAAGTGCATATATGGCAGAAAAAGACAGTCTCCACAAAGAAGAGATAGCTAAGGAATACGAGAAAGAAGCTGAGATATATAACAATTGGAATCTATACAATGGTCGACAAAAAGTGGAATGGGAGCGATTTACCAAATACCTCAAGGAGCAGCACTTGTCAGAGATGACAGCCATGTTTAGAGGTATGGATGCAAAGCAGATAGAATCGCTTAATTTCCAAGAAGGGAAATATGCGGACTGGGTAAAACGGATGGTAACAAACTACGCTAAAAGCCACAAAATATCTTATGACGAGGCGTTTAACTACTTGAAAAACTGGGTTGCAAGCGCAAATCAGTGGAGCATCTTTATACCTCTTACGATAAGCACAGACAAAAACAAAACTGTCATGAAGACGCTTGAAGAGGCTGATGCAGCTGCTGACAAAGCATGGAAAGATATGCAGCGTCTTGACAAGGAGATTGCGAGATTAAGGAAAAAGGGAGCAAAGGAAGTTGACGAAAACAACATAACTGCTTCGGAAGACGACCAAAGACTTACAAAGGCACTAAAAGAACGAGCTGCAGCTGAAAAAGACTACAACAAAGCTGTTTCTGATGGTGGAGAGTCGAAGAAAGAAAACGCTGCAAATACCAAAGCACAGAAGCAGGCCGAGTCAGAGCTTCAGAAAGCGTTGAAGGAAGAACTGCAGCTCATCGACAAAGTACGCTCACAGTACAAGAAGCTCACTGACGCTGGCGTAAGCCGTGCTGTTGCCATGAAGACTGTCACAGAGCAGTTCGGCGACTCCATCAAGCATATCAACGCAGTGCTCGGTAAGAACGGTCTTCCGAAGTTCGACATCAAGTCGTTTGCAGGCACAGACAATCCTCATGAGATGATGGTCATGCTCAAAAAGCAGATTGATTCAGCCAAGAAAGTCAAGAACATCAAGCCAGAGGAAATAAAAGACCTTGAAATCAAGTATAGTGAGATTAAGGTTGATGCAGAAGCGTACGATGCAACGAAGATAAAGAAAGGTCTCGACAACGAGCTTGGACGTCTGAAGGACGAATACGAGCTTGCTGTGGAGCTGGACGCCAACCCAGAGCTCGGCAATATGTTCGCAGACATGTTTGACATAGACTTGGACACGCTGCCACGTACTGCAAAGGAGTATGCAGACAGATACACCAAGTCCTTGAACAAGTACTTCAAGCAGATGGGCGCTAACATCGAGCTTCCTAACATGCTGAACCTTACTCGCAACGATATGGAAGCCTTCACGGAGCAGTTGGGTACTGGAGAACTGCAGCAAGCTTACTTTGACCTTATACAGAAGGGCTACGAAGCCACCCAAGCTGCTCGCAAGAAAGAAGCGACTGACGCAATAAAAGAGTACGACAAGCTGCTGCAGAAGTATTCTGAGTATCAGTACAAGCTCACACAGATTGAAAAGAACGCGAACCAAGAGCGAAAAGCTCTCGTTGTTCAGTTTGGCACAGAAGAACAGAAAGAACGCGCGCGCAAGATTTCAGCAAAGCTTGATTTTGAGAAAGACCCCAACAGCGTAGAAGAATTAAAGAGGCAGCTCATGTCCCTTGTTGACGAAGTTGTAGGTGACGACAAAGTTAAGATTCAACTAAAAGTGGCAATAGACAAGGAAGCTGCCGAAAAGAGTGCAAAAGCTTCGTTTGAAGAATTTCAGAAGTCGCCAGAGTGGGTTACAGCCACAGGAAACCTTGCAGGGCTTACAGACAAAGCTCTTGGAGGTCTTATAGAAACAATCGAAGAGTACAAACGTAAAGCAAAGAGTCTTACACCTAAACAGATTAAAGACATCAACAAGGCTCTTGTGAATCTCGAAAAAGAACGCAAGAAGAACAATCCGTTCAAGCTTATGTCAATCTCTGTCTTGGAAGCAAAGGACAGAATGGCAACGTTTGACGAAGAGATAAAGAATGTAGAGGATGAGATGGATAAATTGTCGAGTAATCAATCAGGCGACAATTTGGATGAGACTGGGGAAAAGATTCTCACTCTTGCAGACCGTCTCAGGAAACTCAAGAAAGCTCGCGAAGAAGCTGGAGATATTGATGCTACAGAAATTGTCTCCAATGTCAACGCTATGGTTGCATCTGTAGGCCAAGCTGTGCAAATGGTAAACAGCTTATTGGACGTGCTTAACAATGGGAAATGGTCTGAGGCACAAGAACTCATGAACGACACATTCTCAGTCATTGAAAAAGGTGGTCAAGGTGCTATGATTGGCGCACAGATAGGACAAGGTTATGGCGCTATCATTGGTGCTGTTGTAGGTGTCGGCATGGGACTGTTTGAAGCACTTGGCGACAACTATGACAAGAAAGTAAATGCAAAAATAAAAGAATCGGAAGTAGTTGTCAAACGTCTTGAACTTGCATACGTCGACCTCGAGCATGCAATAGAAAAAGCATACGGAACTGGTGAAATCGGTTCAAAAAGATTACTTGCGTCACTTAAAGAACTCGAATTGGCAGAACTGGAACGCCAGCTTGCGCTCGAACAGTCGAGAGACAATAAGCACAAAGACGAGAGTAAAATTGCAGACATTCAAAAACAAATTAAAGAACTGCGTTATGAAATCGAAGACTCGATAACCGAAATCACCAACGACCTGCTTGGTACTGAGGCTGGCAGTTTTGCAGAAAACTTGGTATCCTCTATGATTGATGCGTTCAAGAAAGGAGAAGACTACATGTTAGTCTTTGAGGACAAGTTTGACGAAATGGTAGACAACATGATTATGAAATCTATCGTTTCAAGAGTAGTTGCTCAATACATTGACCAAATATGGAGCAATATGGACGAGCGAATCAAGATTCGTTCGCAGGCTGAATCTGATGCGCTTGCCGCCGCTATAAAGAAGAGACAAGAACTTGAAGCTATGGACGTGTACGAATATGGCGAATCAAAAGGTATGGCTGCATACGGAATGAGGCGCATGGATGAAGTAAGAGAAAAATATCAAAAAATGCTTGATTCTGAACGTGAAGCAGCCAGAGTAGCCGAAGAGATAGCGCAAAAGAATTATGATGCCGCTGCGACAATGAACGACAACGACATCAGCAGCCTTATTTCCGAACTTGCTGGAATCAAGCCAGAACTCGGTGAAAGGCTTAAAGAAATCATTGGTCAGTACTATAAGTTTGGCGAGACATCAGAGCAAGAGCTAAGTGCGCTTCAACAAGGAATACAAAGCATCTCCGAGACAACCGCTGGAGCTATCGAAGCGTACATGAACGGTGTGAGCCAACAAGTCTACTTGCAGAGCGACTACTTGCGTCAGATTGTCGACATACTCATGATGCAGTCTGCACTCACAGACGACGCAAAGGTGGCAACGCTGTCACAGATACTGCTTCAGTTGCAGTCGAGCTATCAGACACAGGAAGCGATACGCGGCATCCTCGAGGGATGGAGTTCTCCCAACGGTCTCGCAGTAAGGGTTGAAATGAATTAACTGATATGGACAAGATACAAGAATACTACAAGAACGCACTGCTTGCCGACCTCTGTCAAGACTACAAGGGTCGGTGGCAGAAAGCGTCCCGCAGCAAGGAAGAGCTTCTGAAGCTGGCCATGTGCCAGCAGTCAATTCCTCATGTGGTAACGTTTGCGTACCAAGGCAAGGGAATCACAAAAGAGTATGTAAAAGAGAACTTCGCGGACTACATCAACGGCTACACGATACATGACGCTGACGAAGTGAAGGGATTCGGATATGGTCTCTATGTGGACTGGAATTATGAGAACAGCGTGGTTGCAGACAAAGACGTCATGTCTCTGATGTGGTGCAAGGAAACAGACGTGTCGATACCACAATGCAAGTGTCCGACAGTCTATGTCAGCAACAATAGCGACGTCAGTATCTCTTGCGAAGGGTTCAACTCGATAAGGGTGTATCTCTTCGACGAGAGCAAGGTTGTCATAGACGATGCTGACGAGACGTGCGACGTGGTTGTGTACAAGTACAGCAACAGAGCTGATGTGGACACTGGCAAGTTCTGTCTTGCGAACGTGAAAATATTTTTAAAGACTTTAAGATTATAAGATTATGGCAATAGGTAATTTGACTGGTAAATACTATTACAGACAAGGAGAGAGTGGTTCTTGGGTTGACTTCACTACAATTGCTGGCGTTCGCATTCTCGCAATTGACGGATTCGACGAGAGGGGAGATGTTGTAAACGTATATACTGCACAGTGGATTGACTCGGACGTCGAGGACTACATGTGCGCGAAGCAGGAGACGACTACCACTGGCAGCGGACAGAACGCTGTGACCACCACGCGAGACGTCATTGTCCGAAAGAACGTCGACTTGAATCTGACTGTCATCGTTTCAAGGAGATATACGAATGCCAGTATAGACGAGCAGACTGTCTACGACTCGCTCGTTTCAACGCTTTGTGACGGTGACATATACATCAAGTCAGGGTATACTGGCAAGATTGCCCACGTGGTGAATCTCAAGTCGTTCAAGCCGACTGCAGTCAAGCTTCACAGAGGCAACAACTCGTACATTCTTGCGACGATACCGTTGCATACGCTTTCGACGCCTTCCAACATATCGTCGGCTTTATGACTTCGCAAACTTAACGGTTGTTAGATTGATTGGTTTCTTTTTTATTTGCTACAAAAAAATCAGCCCGTCCGAGAGGATAGGCTGGTTTGTTACATTACAGAACAATAGTTCTCAACGCGCAAAAATCTTCTTCCACCAAGGAAGCTTCTCGTATTCGAGCGACGTCTCCAAGTCTTGAATGTCTGCATTCTTCTTTGTGACGACGTCTTTCAGCTTCATCACCTGCTGTGATAATTCGCTGACCTGAGTGTTAAGGCCAGAAATAACCTGCTCCTTATCCTCAAGGGTCTTACCCTTCGACGACAGTGCAATCTTCAGGCTCTCGATTTCTGCAGCTTTCTTCTCGTTCATGGCGTCGCCCTCAGAATCAAGCCTCTTGTAGCGCTCGACATCCTTCTCGAGACCGTCAACCTTTCTCTTGAGAACAGTGTTAGCACTCTTGTAGGATGCAACAGACCGCTTGAGTGACAGAATCTCCTCGCCCATCTCACCACCGCTCTTGACCAGAGCTTCACACTTTTTCTTCATCTCTTCGTAATCGCGTTCAAGTTCCTTGTACTTGGCTGCGCTTACCGTCGCTTCTTTCATTTCTTTCATTTCTTTCTTACCCATTGCTGTAAATTTTTAGAGTTAATATTGAGAGTTAAAAATCAGGTGCGTTATATCCTTCCAAGTCTGGCTCTCCGCTCGAGTTCAGCTGAGAGTCCTTCTGCATGCGCGCTTCCTGACGCTGATACAGTCTCGGAACGCTGAAGATGTTCATTGTCTGGCCTATGACGCTGTATCCTTCTACGGTCTCACCGTTCTCTATGGCGTACGGCAGCACATCTCCCTTGACCTCTACGACCATGCCAGTGCTGAAGTGGTTGTTGATGTAGTTCACGAGCCCCTGCTTGTAGATGACTTTCCATGACAGATACTTGTCCTCCACCCGAGTCCCGTCGGATTTCCTGTAACCTTTCCTGTATTCCGACAGAAAAACGAAACAACCGCCACCGTTGGGGATGAACTTGACGGACTCGATGATGCCTATGATGTTTACACTTGCCATTTCTGTATTCTAATATCCTCTTTACGGGCATTTTCTTCAAAAAGACGCTCGTATTTCTCCAATATCGGTTCTATAGATTCCCATGCACTCATACATCTTCTCGTTTTTGCCGCTTTTCGAGCCTTCTGACGACCTCCAACGCACGCTGCGGTATAGTTGTCCACCTTGTGAATTTTCTGCGCTCAGAGAGCCTATTTTCGCTTTTCTCGCTGCAAATATAGCTCATAATTTGGAATATTCCAAGTTTTAAACGGTTTTTAACCAAAAACGGCATCGAGCGCATCCGACACCTTGCCGCCCTCGGCCTCCTTCTGTCTCTTGTACTCGGCATAGGTAATCGTCCCTTTCTTGCCTTCCTCAATCTTGCGCTCCATCTCCCTGCGCTCGATGTCTGCGTAGTAGTGCTCGCGCTCGACCATAAACTTGTTGATGGCTTCCGTGACGACAAGGGCATAGGAGTCCCCGCCATAGAACCGTCCGTACTTGCCAGACTCGAATCGTGACACGAACAGCAGAATCTCGACGACTTTCAGTGTCTTGTAGTTAGCAGCGATGTTGCATGCGAGGTTGTACACCTGCTCTTTGGAGAACCTGTCGTCCGTGACACCAAGGAATATGAACATTCCCTGCAGTATGGAGAACAGCCATGAAGCCGACGAGCCGCGTCCGTACGTAACGTCAAGTCGTACGAGCGTCGGGCTCTCGCGTCTGAAGCAATCTATCGGATTCTGCACGAACGTGTTCTTATTGAGGTACGAGAACTTGTTCTCAAGCTGAGTGAAGCTACCATACCTTGTCAGAATCTCCGTCACCCATGTCGGCTTCTCTTCCGATGTTCGCGTCAATGCGCTGCTTGAACTCGTTTGCGCCTTCAACAGTGCGCCTAATCTTGTCGGTGATTGTCTCTCTTCCATAGTTGTTGCTATTATTATTTCTGTTTTTAGACCATGTAGTGCAAGCCATCTTCCAGTTCTTCATAGGATTACGTCCTACTTTCCATCCGTTGCTCTCATAATATGCGAAGAAGGTTTCTGCGTCGAACGTGTAACCTTTCTCTTGTATATAGTCTCGTATTTCATCAAGAGTCGGCTTTACGAACCGCTTTTCTTTCTTTATAATAGATACGTCAGTATCTTTTCTTTCTTCATAGAGAACAATATTATTCTCTACATTATCATTATCATCATCTGTTCCATTTGTTCCATTTTGTTCCAAATTTGGAACACTTGTTCCATTTGTTCTGTCTTGTTCCATTTGTTCCAAAAAAGAATATTGGTTGCCACGATGCTTTTTTCCTGCTTCTGAACGTTTGTCTGATATTTCGCGATACTTGGCTTCATCTCGGTCAATCTGCGGCGAGATGAAGCGCATGGAAAGCTCTGCCATAGGAGACAATGTACAGCTATCACTTCTCCATACCCTTGACATAATGGCGTCATAGACCTCAAGTCTGACGTCTGCATTGAGAGACGATATTGCTTCGTACCAGTCCTTGTAGAACAAAAATGATTTCCGTTGTGGCATTGTAGCTGTTTAAAAAGCCTACGAGCGACAATCCGTCAGCAGCTACTCTAACTTCATGTCGCCCGAATCGGCAAGTTGTTATAACATTTATATCCTTGTTCTCTGCGCTTATTGTAGCTGACAACGCGTCGAATCAAACTTTCTACGGTGCAAAGATAGCAATTATCCGCTCATATTCCAAACATTTTAGACATTTTTAAGCAATTCCGAAGTCGAATTTAAGCTGCGAGTTCTCTTTTGCGATTCTTTGCTGAGCCCATTCGACGTACCTCTGACTAAGCTCGCTGCCTATATAATGGCGCTTCGCCCTGATGCAGCCTATGGCAGTAGTACCAGTGCCCATAAAGGGGTCGTAGACGACGTCATCTCTCTTCGTATAGAGAAGAAGCAGCTTCTGTACGAGTACGCTTGAGAACGTCGCCTTGTGAATCGGGCAGTTCTCGTCGTTGTTCGGTGCTTCGAGATAGTTGAAGTAGTTCTTGTAGTGCTGCTGCCCGTTTGGACGTTGGATGCCTTTCTCCTTATAGCAGCAGAACGTACCAAGCTCCGACTTGCGACACATGACGAACACGAACTCACAGATGCGAGTCAGCTTGTTTGTACTCTCGCTGTTAGGAACTGCGGACGCTTTCTTCCATACGATGCAATCAGCCACCGTGAAGTTCGTGCGTTCCATGATGGCCGCAATCGTCAGCCACATGAGCGCGATGTTCTCAGCCGAATACGACAGGTTGTAGAGCACCGAGCCGTTTTCCTTCAGGCACTTGTCGAAGCCTCGGAAGATGTCGCACGTCCATTCGATGTACTCTTCATTCGGTCGGCAGTCGTCGAACTCGTCATATCTGATGTTGCTGTCTGCGTCGGTCAGCGACGAACCTTTGCGGCTCGTATTATACGGCGGAGAGGTTATCACGCAATCAATGTCGTGCAACCTCTCCATCGTCTTCATGCAATCTTCGTTATAAATCTTGTTTACTTCCATATAGTAAGATGTAAATTCATACGGTTTACTCGTCATTCAGAGCACGGAGCTCCTCACCTAACAAAAGAGCGCTAATCTTCGAGTATATTCCGACTCTCCTCAGTGTCTTGACTCTCTCGAAGTCGCCGTCCTCGTATGCGCGCCTGTACGACTTTCTGAGCACTTTAGGCACGTCTTGTCTGTGCAGCCGCTCGTCGTCGCAGGCTCTGCTCAGAAGCTCCACTTCAGACTCTGTGGCAGCGCACTCGCGTCTGTAGTTTCTGCGTATCATGTCGTACGTGAAGCCTCCGAGACCGAACTTCCTCGCAACTGGCATCAGTCTGAGCATATAGCGCCTGCAGATGCGCTGCAACGTATCATCCTTCGTCATCTTCTCTGTATTTATAGACAACGAAGCAGTCGCTCTTTCTGTATTGGCGTGTCGATACGACAACTTTGCCGACGGGCGTTCCAAGTACTGTAGCCCAGCAGTAGTATTTCTTGCCGTGCTCCCCTTTGCTAATCTTTCCAGCCTTTACGACGTTCAAGACGCATTCCACAGCGATGGCGTCGGGTATTCCGTCCCTGATGTCAATCTTCATGCGTATCGAAACTGACGTTGTACTTCTCTTTCAGATACCAATAGGGAATGGCATCCAGCACCAAGGCGCACTTGTACTCAGGCTTGAAGTGCTCCATAACATTGGGAGGCAGGTCTTTCAACGTGTCTTCGTTCACGCACTCTTTCCAGAACGAGATGTTCAGCGGATTCAGCGGTACGCACATCTTCAGCTTGTTACCTGTCGCAAACACAATCTCAGCGTCGTCTGGCATGGCCTTGAACACTTCATTCTCCAAAAATTCCTTCTTTGTCATAATTCTCTGTTTTTTTATTGATTAATATCCTTTGCCATGTTTGTTCGGGCGGGACTCGTTGTAGGCCATCTTGTGCTCTATGTGCCACTCGAGGTCTATTTTGTGGAAATCAGCAAAATCAAAGCACCATGCAAGAGAAGCACCAAGAAGGCGGGAAATGTCGTCCGCCGACGTATCTTTGTCAATACGGATTATAATCCTCGCCAATCCGTAGCATTGCTCGTTGATAGAGTCCTTACCCCAAATGTTAGCCCAATCGTCGCTTGTAGATGCTTCCTCAAGGACAAGCGGCTCTATATGCCGTGTTCCCAAGAAATCGCATATACGGATAACGACGTCGGCCAATTCGTCCTCCAACGTGTCCTTGATGTGTTCAACAAAGCACTTGTTGACGTATTCGGCGTATTCGGCATCGCTACCGATACGGATTTCCTCTAACGCCTTAAATGCACCAACATCGGCGCGGCGGTTCTTCCTATCCGCCTCCACCATCTCGCCGATTTCACTGATGACAAGCATCATCCAGTGCTCGTCAGAACGCTCCTCGTCGTGGAAGCCGTGCCCGCAGGCCGTTTTGTATGCACGGCTGATAAACTCGTTGATTTTTTCTTTTGATACCATAATTCTCTTGTTTTCGTTAATCATTGATTATATCCGAATCTCTCAAACGATTTAATGATTTTTATAAAACTAAAAAGGAAGTCCAGAATCGTCCACATGCGCATTGTCGTCATGCGTATTATTCGGCACTGCACTCTGCTGAGTCTGCTGCTGTACACCACCGATAGTCGCGCAGTAGTAACAGCTTGCTGTGGTGAACCAACGTCCCTGATACTCCCTCGACGTGACGTTGAACTTGACCAACACCTCGTGGCCGACCACGACAGCGTTCTTCATCTTGTCGAACTTGTCCGCGCCCATGACCTCAAGGCACAGCTTCTGCTCGTACTGGCCGTCCATCCATGACACTACGAACTGGTGCTTCTCCCAGTCTCCCTTGCTGCTCGTACCACTCTGTACAGGCAGCACCTCAATAACCTTGCAATTTAATTCCATTTGTTAAATATGTTTAATTGTTAATCACAAACCAAATCCAAAACCTTGTAATAGGAATCTCGATGCAAATAATGCTTGTCGCCATTGCGCATCGTCACGATATAATCCGTGTAACTGAAGCCTCCATCAACATGACATGAACTTATCTCGTCGGTGTTTAAAACGACTTCCCTGCCACTACACGCCGTCAATCTGATAAACGCCATTTAATTCTATTTTTGATTATAAACTAACGACAATACGAATTTAGACACGGCCTCAGACAAGTCATCGACACGAATGAGTTCGCTCCGTTCCTCCATTCCGAGGAGCGACATGGCATGCAGTTTACGATTGTATTCCTTGAACAACCCTTCTTCCGTGTCGTTCGTGCCGACAAGCAGCGTGACGCCATTCCAACGCAAATAGGCTCGCTTCCCGCTCTTTCTCACCTTTTCGATGACAACTGGCAAAGCATCGTGCAAGGATTCGCCCAACTCACCTTCGTATATAACACTCTCCTTCATGTTCCACGCCAATTAGTCGCTTGAATCACAATGCCAGTACAAACCCAACTCCTCGCATCGGGAATGGTGGTCAGTACCAGACCAACCAGTACTATAACCCTTGACTTCAAATCCGTACTTATCCTTCTGCTCCCAGAACGCCTTCATAATCAGACGCGGCAGCATAACGTCCAACCACATGTGGGTACTACCCCAAAAAGGAGGATACCAGCCGTTCTCGTAACCAAGGTCGCCAATCGGGGCAAGCTTTCTCAAGTCACCCAGACCAAACAAGCCAATCTTCCGAGTCAGCTCCCACTTCTGTTCTCTTGTCAAATACATAATATTTCTCTCTGTTTAACGTAAATAAATAATGAAATTCGCTGCAAATATAGACATAGTTCTTGGAATATTCATAATTTTATCGGCACTTTAACATAACTTTAACATTTAGTAATACTATAACATAGTATACACTATTATAATGTATATACATATACATGCGTGCGCGCGTAAATCACGCAAAATCACAGGTTTTCGAGACTTATAGAGAAGTACTCCTCAAGGAACTCCTTCGCAGACTTCCCGTCTCTGTCGTGCTCCCACTTCCTGTTGTAGTCATCCATATCATTGTAGAACGTGTTGCACACGAACCACTCGAAGACATCAGAAAAATATTCGTGCGTCTTGACGTCTGGATGAGAGTCGAAGTACTGCTTGCCCCATCTGCACCAGAAACGAACCATCTTCGGATGACGCTTAAAATCCTCTATGCGCTTCCTGTAGTACATCAGCGGGCATCCCATGCATCCGAGACGCCTCTCCACGTGAAAATTGCCGTTCTCGTCGTAGTACAGGGGATGGCACTTAATCTTACGCTCCTCTATGAACTCAGCCACGTCCTCGTCAGTCCAGTTCAGGAGAGGATAGTACTGCATATTCCTCCCGCCACCGTTGCCGTAAGACCTGAGCTCTTGGTCGCAGGTGTATCGCTTGCTCCTGTGGACGCTCTCGCTCTTCCTGACGCCTATAAGGACGTAGTCCTCGACAGCGAACTCCTTCAGCTCTCCGCAGCAGTGGCGCTGGAACATAGTAGGGAATCCGCTCCTGAGTATACAATGAGCAAAATCACGCCTCGGACGACGTATCTCAACCCCCTGCTCCATACAGTGCCTAATCGTATAGGGAGGGTCTATGGTCGTAACCCTATGCAACGGTCTCAGACCGTCCTTGCCCCACACCCAAGCCATCTTGCACAGCTCTATCAGGACATCGGAGTCCTTTCCGCCACTAATGGCAACCTCCAGCTTCTTGTCCTGCCACGTCGCATGCCTGTATGCGTGACGTATAAGAAGCGTACTCTGCCTGATTTTCTCTTCCAATTCCTCTCTCATGGCTGCAAAAGTACTGCTTTTAAGCCAAACAACCAAGAAAAAACAAAAAAACCTTCAGAAATCGCCCAGAATCGACAAATTTTGGCTTGGTGGCACAATTGTCCATATCGGGCATAAAAACACGCCAGAGAGTACAAAAACAACGTCTACGACAATCCTGAAGCACAACACACACACTGGAATTTTTATTTTTTTTCTTTTTCGATTTTTTCTTTTTAAGGAAACGACCGTTTGCACCATATCTTTTCGCTTTGCGGTTCACCCCGTCCCCGTCTACATGTTTTAATGTCTGTTTGTTTATTGTGGCCTATCTTTATAAACTCCTATTTTTGGACTATAAAAATACGCTTTTTAAATGTTCGTTTTCTATCTTTATTCATATTTAGCCGTTTTCTAGTTTTGGCGGATGATTATTTATAATGTTTCATTATTCCATATTTACTATTATTCTATCTTTACACCATAATATATTATTTGTACTGAT